TCTTTTTTGGTTTACAGAGTCGATTGCCCCAGGAGCATTTACAGACAGTTTAGCCCGTGGCGACGATGTCGTAGCTCTTTATAATCACAATCCAGACCATGTTTTGGCCAGAAGCACAGCAGGGAGTTTGACCCTGGCTGAAGATGAGCACGGATTGCACGTCAGAATGAGGCCTGTTAATACCTCAATCGGAAGAGATGTCGCTGAGCTGATAGCATCAAGAAATATAACTCAGATGAGTTTCCAATTTACAATCGACGAAGAGCAAAGATCAATAAATTCAAGTGGAAAAGACCACTACACAATCAAGAGAGCGAGTTTAATAGACGTTTCACCTGTGACGTTTCCGGCTTATAAAGGGACACAAATAGACCTAGAACGTCAGGCCGAAATGAGGGCTAGAAGTGCAGCGGAGTCAGTTAGTAAAATTGCACTTGCCTCTTTTGAGGCACGACGGCGAGCAATCGGATTATTTCGCCTCTTTCGTTAATTGCTGACTGTGTCAGCTTTGAACTTGTAAATATCCAAGGTCGGTAGACCTAAGTTGCCGTTCTTGTCGATTCCTACGAATCAAATCCCGAAAAATTTTGGTTACACTTTTTTTACCTGGGAGGGAAGAAATGAAAACTTTAGAGGAGCTTCGTGCGCGTCTCGACGAGGTCGCGAAGGCAATGACCGAGCTAAATGATAGCGCGGTTGAAGAGAATGGAAAATTAAGAAGTCTTTCAAAGGACGAGTCTGAGAAATTTAGTGCGCTTGAAAAAGAAGCAAGAGAACTCAGGGACACGATCAGAAGGCGCGAGTCTGCTGAAGATGCCAAGCGTGATGCAGACAGGTTAAACCAAGTTGTGAGCAAGGCTCCTCGAATTGAAGTTATTCGAGAAGAGGATTGTAATGATGATGGTGAATACCGTGGCTATAAAGCTGGAAACAAAGGTGGGTTCGGCGAGTTTATGATTGATGTGGCAAGAGCTGCTCAAGGTCAAGGTGAGTCAAAGCGTCTTAGAGCTTTGCAAGATTCAGTCCAGAAGAGAGCAGCGACAGGAGCAAATGAAACTGTGTTGGGTGAAGGTGGATTCCTCACACAAAGTGATCATGCTGACTTGCTTTTCACAAACGTGAAGGACGCTGGGACGATTGCTAGTCGGTGTCGCGAGATCCCAATGAGCAATCTCTATACAACCTTTAATATGGTTGATGAAACGAGTCTCGCGATTGGTTCTCAATTCGGTGGAGTTAAAGCCTATTGGAGAGCTGAGGCGGGAAGTTTTAGTTCCAAGAAGCCAAAGTTCAAAGAAGTCAAAGTCAAAGCTGAAGCTATGGACGGGCTTTTCTATGCAACCGAAGAGCAGCTTGCCGACGGCCCACAGCTTGAGTCATTTGCAAGTCTGGCCTTCGTCACATGCATGTCGTATCAACTGGATGATTCAATCATCGCTGGCGACGGAGCTGGTAAACCTCTCGGAATTATCAAGAGTCCATGCCGCATTGCTGTAGCAAAAGAAGATTCACAGACTGCCGATACTGTGGTGTTTAACAATATCGATAAGATGGTTGATAGGCTTATGCTTGGGAGCGAGTCCAATGCCATTTGGTTGATCCATCCAAATGTGAAACGTCAACTTCGGAATCTGACAATTATCGGTTCACATACCGACTTCATGCCGTTTATGCCGGCAGGAGGAATATCAGGCAAACCATATGATCAACTTCTTGGTTATCCAGTGGTTCGCTCGCAGGTATGCCGCGATTTAGGTGATGAAGGTGACGTGATACTTGCTGATTTCAGTCAGTATTTCTTGTTTAGGAGACAAGGTATTTCGGCATCTCAGTCAGTGCATGTTGCATTCCTGACAGGCGAAAGAGTGTTCAAGTGGACACTTCGAGCAAACGGGATGCCTATTTACTCTTCAGCGATTACTGATGCAAATGGGTCTACAACAAGAAGTCCATTTGTCACATTAGCAGCTCGTGCATGAGGGGTGGTCTAACTAATGTTTAGGGGCATGAGCTCTCATGCCCCATAAGAATAAGAGGAAAATAAAATGCTTTCAGAAACCTTAAAAATTGTAAATGGCCTAAGTCCTTCTGCGGATAGGTTTAATACAAGCCCTGCCACTGATGTCGTTAATGCGGGTCTATGCGATGAGGTGACTTTCATCGTGCAGCACCAGGGCGGAACAACTGGAAAAGCTACGCTTACAGTTGAAGCGTGCGACGATGTGACTCCAAGTAACACCGCAGCAGTAGCATTTCGGTATCGTCGAAAAACAACAGGTGCAAGTGATGTATGGGGTGCTATTACCGCAGCAACAACAGCCGGAATTGATACTGTCGCAGGTGAAGACACAGCGATTGAAGTTAGTGTGAAAGCTGCTGAACTTCCGGCTGGAAAACCATATGTGCGCTTAAAATGCACAGAGGCCGTAGATGATCCAGTCGTAGGGGCTGTATTGATAATATGCTCTGGCTTGCGTTATGGCGGAGCGAATGCGGCGTCAGTGCTGTCATAAAGTATGAGCAAAATGCTTCGAGTCACTTTGATTGATGCGATTGGTCGCTCTCAACACGACTTGCTTCTTGAAGAGGAAGAAGCATTATTGCTTATTAAAAATGGACTTGCGTTTCGGACTCTCAGTAATGGGGATTTGGAACGTGAGTCCCGTATTTTTGAACAATCAAGAATACAGGCACAGGTTAAAAAACCTCGTGGAGTAAGAAGAAGATGAGCGTCCAAGTGACTACAGCGCCGGCTTATCCGGTTATAACTTTGGAAGAAGCCAGAACTCACATGAGGGTTACTGATACAGTAGAAGACCCTTACATTGAAAATCTTATCAATGTCGCGACCACAATGATCGAGAACATCACAAAGAGGGCGCTTATAAATCGAACTCTCAAGCTAACGCTCCCAAGCTTTCCCGATTGTGATTATATCGCGCTTCCATACGCAGGTTTATCGTCAGTCACTAGCGTCAAGTATGACGATTCTTCTTGCGTAGAACAGACGTTTAGCAACTATTGGGTCGATACGTCGTCTGAGCCTGGGAGAGTTGCCCTGAAGTCGGGTTATTCATGGCCCGGGTCAGAATTACTTACATCTCTGGTTATGGCGAAAATGCTAGTTATATTCCTGAACCTCTGAAACAAGCTATCAAGTTTTTAGTCGCTCATTTGTTTGCTATTCGGGAGCCAGTAGTAAGCGGTTCTTTGATTGAGGTTCCAATGAGCATTCAATTTTTGGCAATGCCGTATAAGGTTTGGACATGATAACAAGTGGAAGCCTTGATCGACAGATTGAAATCCAGCGGTCAATTGAATCTGCTGATTCAATGGGGCAGATGGTCAAGACTTGGCGGCGGCATAAGATTGTATGGGCTAATGTAACTCCTGTTTCTGGGAACGAGGCGTTCAGAGCGTCAAGAGAAGTCGCAGTCAAAACTGCGAAATTCACATTAAGATATTTTTCTGATTTAGAGGCGAAAGACCGCATTAAATACGCGGATGAGTATTGGGACATCTTGGTTAGAGCGTGATCAAGGAATTTCTTTATACAACGCTAAAAAATACACCTGCTATATCGGCAATAGTTGCAGCTCGAATTTATCCAAATATTTTACCGCAAGATTGCACTCTTCCTGCTATCTCATTTTCGCGAGTTTCAGCATCTAGGGGATTGCTCCACAGTGGAGATAGCCATGTGGTAGACGCACTTTATCAAATAAATGTGTGGTCTGCTGATGCAAAACTAGCAGAAACATTATCGTTAGCAATTAAATCAGCATTTCATGGTTTGAAAGCTAAGGGTACATCGGATGAAATCATGTTAGCAAAGTTAATGAATGAAGTTGATTTAACTCCAGATGCTGACATGAATGAGTACCATATTGCATTAGATTTTAATATTCAGCATCGTGAGAGCTGAAGTTTAATTTGGAGGAATAAAAGAAATGACCTACGCAGTTACATCATCACACGGCACACAGTTAAAAATTGGTGACGGAGCCAGTCCAGAAGTTTTCACTGCTATTAAAGGAATAAGCGCAGGGCCAAGACTTGCAAGAGCATGTGAAATTATTCAGAGACGATTTCATTCTTCTACATCGACCTGGAAGAAACCAACCGTTTTGAATAATGGACCTGTGACATTTAGCATTCAGTGGGATGAGTCAGACACTCAACATGCATTACTCAGGACATCATTTGAGGCAATGACAAGAAAGAATTTCCAGCTTGTTACTACTCACTCGACTCCTAAGACGCTGTCGTTTTCTGGCTATATTGCTAATTTGGGCCCAAGTATGGAGCCTGATGCAACGAATGAGCTAGAGGTATCAATTGAAATAGATGGTGACATAACAGTTTCATAAATAGATGGAGGGTTATGAACTCAGAAAAGGTTCTTCCGATTGTTGTAGAGAAGCTCGGTGGAGTAGAAAGAAAATTACAGCTTTCAATGCGTGGAATCATCCAGTACGAAAGATTGACAGGTATCAATCTTATCTACGGGCAAGGGGATTTCTCGAAGCTGTATAATCAAGTTGTTTTCATCTGGGCTTGTTTGCTTGTGCATCATCCAGAATTCGATGGCGATTTTTTGATTAATGGCGAGCCTTCTCAAGACCTTCGGAAAAAATTAAAAGAAGTTGAAAATTGGATAACGATTGAGAACGCAGTCGATCTACTGGCTACAATTGGGAAATTAGTTGTGATGAGTTCTCAAGATGCTGTAGAAGAGAAGCCTGAATCAAAAAACGCAGAAACCCAAGACGAGGAGCAGAGCAGCAGCGAGTAGATTGGGACTGGCTTAAGCACTTTGCGTTTGCTCGCGTTGAACTTGGGTTATCTGCAAAGGAGTTTTTAGATTTGACCCCTGCTCAATATGGAGCGTTAAGCGATGCGCGGCGAGAACTGGATAGACGTTGCAATTATCGTAGTGGCTGGCTCGCTTATGTGGTTCGGTGCGTGTTGGGTGGTGGAGAAGATGCCGATCCGATGGATGGTTTTGAAGATACTACGGAAATTAAAAAAGTTCGGCGTAGGAAGAAAGATGTAGAATCGTGGGAATCATTACTAGGGGAATTGGAGGCTAAGAAGTAGGTGGGTTGGGAAGAGTTTCAGGCCAAAGTCGAAGGAGCAAACGAACTTTGTAAACTACTGAAGTCCGTTCCTAAAGACGCAGCCGCTCGCTTTGAGAAAAGGTCAATTAGAAACGGAGTTGAAAAAATCCTCGCGGCAGCAAGAGCAAATATAAGACCCACAGAAAGACCTATAGGAGACACGAGCGAGCAGCCTTTTACTCACGAAGGTGTGCTCGCGTTTTCTTTCCAGACTAGAGTCAAGAAGAAACCTGGTCATGTTTTTGGAGATATAAATAACAACGCTCCACATGCTCATTTGGTCGAGTATGGTCATAGGCTTGTAAATGGCAAGCGCTCTATTGGTCACGTTCCAGAACATCCGTTTATGAGACCTGCAATAATGCAAAATGCCGATGCAGTTGGGGCTGATGTTCTAAGAGATATGATTGAAGCTGTAAAGAAATGGAAGAGTAAGAATGGCTAAACAAGCTGGCGCGATAAGAGTATCAGTCGAAGCAGACGTGACCCGTCTTGAGAAAGGCATGGATACGGCGACGAAAAAAATTAAGTCGCTCGAAGATAAAATCAAGCAGATGTCGCGTTCTAGCAAAGCTTCAATGTCCACTATGGCACGAGAGTTCGATACAGCATTTAAACTGATTGCTGTAAAGATTGGAGTCGATGGCGTTCGTGCATTTACTCGCTGGACTCTTAAACTGACCGAAGCGGGAGACGCAGCGGGAGCCTTAAGAGATCAGTTCAATTTCCTTGGGGGTTCTGCTGGAACAATAAAGGAAGTTTCTGCTGCGATGGGAGGTCTAGTTTCAAAATTCGACCTTATGAAGATTGCTTCTCAAGGGATGTTGAAGGGTCTTCCCGATGTAAATAAAAATCTTAAGTTAATGGCTGAATATGCGATGCGCTATTCCGAAGCGCAGAACCTTGACCCGACAGCAACGCTCAACAATTTAATGAGTGCTACTGCCGCGATGAAAGAAAAGAGTCTTCTTAAATTAGGTCTGAGAGTTGACCTTAAAGAAGGCTCAGAGATGGATAAATACTTAAAGATAATTGATGCAATTAAACAAAAGACTGATGAGCTTGCGCCTGTGTCATTTGGCGTTGCCGATTCAATCACAGCAATACAAAAATCATTTGAAGATGCTCAAGCC